TTGATGTTCTCGGCAAAGTTAAATTTACCAGAGTTAGTGCTGTGATCGCCAAAGTTAAAAACTAAGTTCGTGCCTTCGACAACAGACGTGAATAGCAGCTCGCTAGCATTAGCAAGGCTTTGCTGACGCAGACGTTGAATGCTAATCATTCCAGGTTCCAGTACCACTTCGTACGTTGGCTCAGCAAACTCCAGTGTCTTAAGCTTCTCATTTACCATAGCGGTTGTCATAAAACGGTAGTCGTTTTCAAAGTTCCCGTACTGGTTAACGAAATGAATGCCGGACGGCGTATCAGTGCCAGACTTTTTGGTTACTGTAATAAGAGCATCTTCGCGATACTCGTCCAAGTTCAACAGCGTGGACAGCTGAGCAATTCCGGGCATACCGAAAGTACCAGCAAAATCATCCGAAGCTTCAATAAACTCTGCTCGCATGATTACTGATTTGTCTTCTGCTTCTGCTTCTAAACGTGTACCGGCATCATCGCCGATTACTTTAATGGTTTCGAAAATACCAAGTTTATGAGTGTGGTTCACAATGTCCACTAGTTGATCTCTCATGTTGTGCTTCTCCAATAGTTATGTTTTATTATAGTTATGCTTCTACGTGTGGTGTTAAAATTATCTTACCAAGTGTCTGTCCAGTTCGCGCCGTCTGTAGCGTCCCAGGTTTTCGAAATTCAACCCAAGATATGGTCGAATCTACGTCTTGCGTTTTGATCTGCTCAAACCCGTATCCTTCTATCATGTCGACTAGTATAGATTTCGGTATGTACGACATCAAATGATCTTCTGCTCGTTGTGCGCATAATGGACGTTCAGCGTTATTATAGCTAAACATGCAGCCTCCGCCTGGGCGCAATACCTTCCAAATCTCTTTAAGATAATCGCCTATTTGGTTAAATGAAAAATAGTTGAATGTATTCCAGCTAAACACAAACCCAAATTGATCTTGCGGAAGCATATGTAATCCTTCTCCGCGGTTAGTGTAACAGCGCAATCTGTTTCGATATTTCTCGCTGAATTGATTTTTTGTAGTGGTTAAGCATTCGTCGTTGTAATCTATCAAGTACAGCGGATCACATGCAACCAAGTCTTGAGTCCACGCGCCATCGCCGGGACCAATCTCTAACCCAGCAAATCTCCAATCGGTGTAAAATCCGATTCTCGATCGTACGCTGGCAGCAGCCTCATTTGTAATTGGCAACTTTTGAAATTCCCTATTATATTCAGCAGTCTTGAATCTAACATTGTGTTGTGTCCAGTGTTTATTATCTTCCATAATAAATTTAACCGATTGCTCGCAAATCTCTTCTTCAATTTCTTCTATGCGCTTGTCTAATACCGAATCGATGAGAGTTAAGTTGTGGTTTGTTTTACCGAACAGTTGGTCAATCCATTTGCAATCCTCGTCGTCCGGATACGCTGCTAATAAAATAGAAAGAGTGTGATGCGGAGCCAGCAAAGAATCCTTTGCTGTGGTCGTATTTACTCGAAGCAATTGGTTCCGTAACGAAATTAGTTCTGATGGTTTCATGAAAATAAAGTGTTAAAGGTTGATCGTGTATCTGTAAAATCAGCAATGTCCCAATTCAGTACACCGAATAAATTGTCAATCTTCTTGTCAACTACAGCGTCTTCCATTGCGTTATCATCAAACGGCAGCTCCGTAAACCAATCCGGCAGTCTGCTTTCGTCTATAGGATAAGCGACACTGGTAAGACCCATTGGATTCTTACGCAGCTTACAGACGATGCATTTCTGCCCATCGGAAATTTCCATGCTGTAGTTGTCGTGGTTAACACGGCGCAGCATATTCCAATTGATCGCCGCAAGCGCATGACCAACGCCACACTTGCCGGTCTTCTTGTGGATTGCCGTGTGCTGTGTTAAATTATTCACACGCTTGGGAGACCCTTTCTCCCAACTATTAAATTTAGCAAACTTGTTCTTAAAGTCGCGAATCTTTTCAAAGATATCTGCTCTGTCCACGTCGGTTAACAAGTCTATCAATATGTCTTTTAAGAAATCCTGTACAATAGCAGGAGTATCGCTGCGTTTCAGGTCCAATCCCATTGCTTTCAAATACCCAGCCTTACCATCTACGTCCTTGCGCTCACCTTCCAAATCCTTTACCATTGCAGCGTAACGCTTCTTGGTAATGAACAAACCAGTGCTGGCAGTGATCTCTCTGCCGCCCTTAATAATCTCGCCAAACTCTTTTGGACAATGAAATGCTCGCTGCATAAATCCTGCGAAATTATCGTTCACAGAATCTGAAATTGTGCCGTACAATTCGTTGGCCATCTCAACAGTCCATTTGGTATCTTTGCCTGTGAAAGGCTGCGCACTAAAATAAACCGAGTCGGTGTCGCCGTATATGATAGCTTTACCTACGTGATCAAACTCACCGGTGATACATTCGTTAACGTACGAGCTCATAAATTTTGCAATCGTGCGCCCGGTTAGCGTTGTGCTTTGTCCTAACCGTTGGTCAAAGAATCTACAGTGCTTGTTCAGCAGAGCACCGTATAAACTGTTCAATCCAATCTTACGCACGAGCTGGAGCTTGTCCCAGTAAGTTACAGCCAGCTTGATGTCCGCCGCGTCTGGAACAATATGGCCCTCGACGATGCTTACATTGTATCGGTCCAATAGTTTCTCTGCGGCTCTAACGTTGACTTTTTCAAACGACACAAACAGTTCATCAAAGTCCAGTTCGCGCATGGGCTCAACGCCGCCTGTAACTTTGATATCTTCAAACCCGGGCGGCAGTTTCAAACCGTGCGACAAATCCAAAAACCTTCCTTTAGTCTTTTGCATCTCCTGTCTTTCACTGTACCATCTTTCAAGCAGTCCTGGTATAACCGCTTTCTTTTCATACGTGAAGATTGTGCCGTTAGCACTCATCATCCACGGCTGATTAGTTTCGTATATTAATTCGTATGCTTCTTTCCCGGTAAGCTCGGTTGACTTATTGCCCAAGCGAGCCATTGTCGCCGTTTCGCCGACACCTGTAGTTTCCCAGTCAATGATGACTTTGGTATCTGTGCGCTTCTGCATAATGTAATCATACTCCAAGCTGGCAAACTTACCTTCCCATGCGCTAGCGAAGGTATTTTTCTTAGCTGCGGCAAGATGCGCGTGTATCATTGCGTTGGTATCGGTCTGTCTAACCTGCCCAATAATCGTTTCCGGTGCCATGTTCAAGGCACGTAATACGGAAGGATACAGCGAGTTGATGTCGATCGACGCCAGCCATTGCCAAAAACCTTTCTTGGGATGCGCCACATATGCGCCCGCGGCCTTGTCAAACTCAGTCTCTATTCCGCGCTTTTTATTTGGAACAATAAGTCCAAGTCCGTGTGCTTCGTTAATAATGCCTTGTTCTGTAACCGCAACCGCGCCCATTGTGCTAGGTATTAATGATGTGTTGCCGTGCGCAACAGAGGATGCCAACGAAATAAAATCGTTCTTCACATCAATCTTGTGTATCAAAAATGTGTCTTGTCTGTTGTACGCTATGAACTTTTCAAAGTCGTTGTTATATAATTGGTCAAGCGTTCCTTCGTATTCAACTTTAGTATCGCCTACTTCGTGCTCGCCAATTGCGTCCAGGCTGTAAGAATGCATTTCATGGTATGTGTACTTTTTATACAGTGCCATGTAATCCAGATGAACTCGCCCAATCAAATCAAATGTAGTTTGTTCGGCGCCATATTCTTCGTACGTGCGCTTCTTAGGAAGCTGATCCCACAAGCACCATTTGCGATTGTCGGAATTGGATAGCACTCTGGCAATGCGATTAACAGTGTATGGAATATCGTATGAGTCACTGTTCCAGCCGGAGATAACATCAACATCATCGATCAGTTCCAAAAACGTTTGTAGCATGAGTCCTTCGTCTTCAAAGATGAACGTGTTGTCAAAAGTCCCCGCGATCCCTTCAGCCACATCCTTGGACATAGACTTGGGTGGAATTGCCAGTGTAATGAGCTGATCGAGCCACTGTAGATATACAGTGATAGCAGTGATGTAATTGAACGGATCTTCGGGTGGCGCAAAGCCTTTGACCTTGTCAAAATTGGTTTCGATGTCGAAGAAGGCTACGTGTAATTCGGGTGGCAGTGTTGTTGCTGGGGCATAAAATGTTTCTAAGCATCTGTTAACTGCCTTGTAGTCACTCTCCCATACTTGTCCAGTCTGCTGTGCAACGTCGCGACGAAATTGCTTTTTGGTTTTCGATGTGTATTTGCTGACCGGAGTTCCGTAGACCGTCTTGTACGAACCATTCTTGTCGTCTACGTAAAACGTGTATTCGGCAGGATAGACCTGGAACTTTCGCTCGCCTGCTTCGTTTCTCTCCACTACACGAATTATATCTTTATCATGAAAAGCGTCGATATACGACATTTAAAATGGTCCTATTATTAGATTTATTATACCAAAAGTATTTATTAGCGTGTACCATGCCATCAAAACAACCATCCAGCTATCGCGCATGACATAAGCGTTATATGTCAACGAGATACTGCCAATCGTAAAGAAAATTATTACCGTCCACATATGCGGATCGGCTATTGTTAAATTGAGTGTTATCGAAGCAATAACGGAAGCTATCGTACCAATCGCACCAACCCAAAATACAGTGCGATTGGTATGCCATAGGTCGCGCCACATCGCGCCGATCTCTTTGATAAAGTTCATACCGTTATTATACAGTCTTGTTGCTTGAAGGTCAAGCTTACTGTTTTCGACCTACGACGTCCAGTATAGTTTCCAGTGTGTCGAAATCATCGAATTGATTTTGGAATGTACCTTTTTGTGCGGTCTTGATTGCTTTCTTTAAGATCCCGGGTTTAATGTCCATTTCTTCGGCAATCGCTTTGATAGTGTCATTAAGGCCTTCGGTTAAGTCTTCGATCTCTTGGAAAATCGAGCAGCCTTCATTGACGATCTGTGTTAATTTGATTTTTTGTTCTGG